AAAATGGTACTGCTCATGGTGGGCTTTGTAGAAGTCACGCACCTGCTCGTACAGCTTCTTGTTTGTGTCGGTCAGACCATCCCACATCTTCTTCAGGTCGGCATCTTTGCTTAAGTTGCCAGCCACAGTCGGGTCGCGGTACAACAACGTGGAATAGTGCATCACGTTGGCCAGTCGTTGCATCTGCTCGGGGGCGCTGCGTGCTAACTTAGCCAGAGCTTCGGAAACGGGCACCATGTCCATCGTGCGTTTGTTGCGCATTGCGGCCATGTCATTTAGGTACTGCCAAGACTCCTTGATACCGCTGATACCGAGGCGGTCAGACCATTGAACTAAGGCTTCGGTTTGTATAGCAGGCAGTATTTGGCGCAACTTGAAGTTGTCAAAACCAACGTACATAGAAGCCAGTGCGTCAGTGAAGTCCTGCATACTGCGCAGGTTTACAAGCAGGGGCAAGTCACGGATAGTGTCGGCAAAGCTGGATTTCTCCATCCGAGCAACGGTCTTGTTGACCTTTTCTTTTTTCTTTTTAAGTTCAGAAGAAACTTCCGTTGCATCTGCACTTGCGCGTTCCGCAGCAATATTTGCCCGCATATCGGCGGTCAGACGAGAACTCAACATTGCGTTGGTGACGCTGATTACGTCCGCAAGGGCGCTGGTGTGCATTGGCCCCATGTTGAAGAACTGACGCACGTTGTTGACAAACCGGGTGAACAGCGACTGCTTGGTAACGCCCTCGGTCTCCATCAAGAACTTTTGGAACTTGGGATGGGACATTGCGTAAGCAACAAACTCGCGGGGATCGCCAAAGATGTCATTGACTACCAGTTCCCCCATGAATTCTGGCAACGTACCGGCTGCGTGCATTTCTTTCACGCGCTTTAAAGTCATGTCCATTGTGCCTTGAAGAGCACCAAACGCTTGCACCAGATTAGAGGTGAGGTCTTTTCCTGTGTTTAATGCTTCGTATGCAGCAGCAATCTTTTCATTGAGCGCGGCGTGCAGCATCTCGTGCAATACAGTGACATTGTTTACGCCTTGGTTGGGGCCAGCAGTTGTTCCACGAACAAAGACAAAGCGTTCTCCAGTAGCCGTAACTCGTAAGAACATGCCACGGGATTCATCCCAATCGGCCTCTACTCCCCCCTCAGTAATCTGAGAGGGCAACGGGGCTCCCTCTTCAATGACTACAAACTTCACGTTCTTTACGAACGGCAACAGGCGCTGGGCCAAGAACTTTTGGAACGCATTGCCAGTCTTAATTACATGCCGCAGTGCTTGCTGGGCAGTCGTCATGTTCCTGAATCTGGAGTCGGCGCGGCCAGCTTTGACCTCAGTTACAGCTTTGGATACTTGGGCAGCGATGCCCTTCTTGACGTTCTCCAACTCCATCGGGGTGATGGCTGGGTTCTTCAGCATCTCGGCTGCGCGGTCGCCAAGCTTGGTTCCTTTGAGCGAACGAGCCAACAACACCAAGGATTTGATAGCTTGGATTTTGCCAACACGTTTATTTGCTTGGGCGGCAGACAGAGATTCTTCTGAACCAATAGTCTCTTCGTCGATAGGAGCAAGAGCTTCGTCGAGTGCGGCACCCGCAGCAGTAACAGCTTTTTCGTTTTGTTTGTAGTTTTTGCGTTGCTGTGCGCGGCGCTCGTCGCTGGCGGCTTTTTCTTCTGGGCTCAGGGGCTTACGGCCACGCTTAGCTTTGGGCGCTGCTTCCTCCACCGCTTCTTCAGTAGGCAGAGTGGTTATGTCCCCGACGGCGTCAGCAACGTCATCAGAAATTTCAACTTCTTCAGCAATTACATCGTCGGATTTGGCGGGGGCTGCTTCTTGTCCTTGCGCTTCTGCTTGGACGGCTTCAGTGGTTTCAGTGCCAACTTGGTCTCCTTGTTGTTTGTTTATTGCTTCGTCGTATGCAGCAAGTGCTTTATCAATCGTGGGCTGGTCATCCACTCCTTGCTCACGCAAAGAATCTGCAATGTTGTCTCTGTGTGCGCCAATTGATTCTTCTAAGGATTCAAAGCTACCTTGGTCAGCTATAGCACTATTTGCGGAACGCTCAGCTAATGCAATGGGGTCTACTGCAACGGGCGCTTGTTCTTGTCTTTGTTCCCTGTCAAATTCTTCTTCCGCTTGCATCCGAGCATTTGAAGGGTTTAATCCCGCGCCTATAAGTTCTTGGGTTATTTCTTCTATGCGTTTTTGCTTTGGGTCTACTGCAACGGGCTGTGTTGTTTCTCCTGTAGCAGCCCCTGCAACATCCTGTCCAGCAGAAACCACTCCACTTGGCTCAGTGATTCCAACTCCTGCGGGGGTGATGTCTGTACTGGGCTGTCCAGCCACTTGAACGCCTGCTCCACTTGGCTCGGTGATAGTCTGTCCAGCATCTGCTTCTCCTTGAGCTTCCTCATCTACGGGCGCTTTCTCCTCGGCTTCCAAAGTCGCAGCTTCAATGGCACGAATGTTTGCCTGCGCAGGGTCAAGCCCCATGTCTAGGAAAGTTTGCTGGAACTGTGCGACACGCTCAGGCTCAATGTTGGTAATGCCCCGTTGTGTCAAATCAGCCGCAATCTTCTCAACTTCCAGCTTGGGCTGTTCAGGGGTTGCGGGTTTTTGAGTAGCAGCTTTGGGGGCAAGGAGTTCTTTTGTACCCTGCACCGTAGCGCCAAGGCCACCGCCGACGATTGCAGCTTCTGCGCCGCGAGTCAAAGCTTCTTCTGCGCTTAGACCTTTTTGTGTGCCCGCAGCTTCGCCAAGATACGCAGCCTCTTCCTCGGCCACCTCAGTGCCTGCCTGAATACCTGTTTCTTTTGCAATCCGCCCCGCAGTTGAGCCGCCCGCAGTTGGTTTGAGCAAGCCTTTGGTGGCAAAGCGTTCAAGCGTGGATTCAATGACAGCCGCAGAAGCGGCGGCGGTTACGTCCCCTACGGTAGCTTCGTCGAGTGTTTTGTTGTCGTTCTTGACCCGCTCGTCCAAGATTTCTTTTGTGCGTGCCGCCACATAAGCAGGGAACACGCCTGCTGCGGCAACCATATCGGGGGAAGACGTGATTACTCGCTCGGCGATAAACGGAATTGCTTTGAGTGGGTTGGTGCCCAGCTCTTTGAGCTGCGTGCTTGGCTGGTAACCGAGGCTCTCATCAAACCCCTTCAACGACTTTGCCCAATCAAACAAGGGTTGAAGCTGCTTCTTGTTTTTAATGTCTTCTTCGCTTATGCCCGACAAGGGCACAGCCAATTCCAACTTGTCGCCGAGCCGCTCGGCAGCTTCTGCCACAGCACCGACACCCGCGCCAGCCAAGGATGCCACACGTCCAAGCGCCCCGGTAAAGGGGTTTGCTGTGGTTTCTTGTGGGGGCGTAGCTTGCGCAAAGGGGTCAACGATCTGCGGCGCTGATTGCGCCTCAAAGGGGTCAACGATACCCTTCCGTTGCGGTTGTTTCGCCTCGAACGGATCAATGATGGCCATGCCGAACCCCTTTATTTGCCGTATTTCTGATTGTAGTAGGCAGCTAAGTCTGCGTCAGAAACACCGGGGTTTGCTTTCTTAGCCGCAGCCATCCACGTATTAAGCGGGGGAGCTGCAACAGCGGGAGCTGAAGCTTGTGGTGCAGGAGCTGAAACAGGCGCGGCGGCTGGGGCAGCGCCCATTTCTCGGGCAAGCCACCGGTCTTTAAAGGCGGCAGCTTGTTCCCCAGTTGGATCAGCCTTCTGCAAGTCGCTGTATGTTTTGCGCACAGTCTTGTCTGTGAGTACAGCGTTACCCCAAGCTTCATTCGCTTCTTTTTTGCTTTTTGCAGTCAGTGTTTCTTGAGCCTGAGCTGCGCGGGTATCGCCGGGAAAACGACCAAGATCACTTGCAGCCATCGCCGCAGCTTCGGCCATTGTTTTCTTGTTTTCTGGTTTGCCTTCCTCAATCATTGCGGCGTAACGAATACGGGTCTGGCGAGCTAAATCAGTTTCCTTGTTCAGAGACATTTGTTGCGCTTTAAGCGTAGCAGCCGTTTGCATTTCTGTACCGGCCAAGCCTGCGTTGAGCTGTGCAACTTTTTCTTCCGCGCCAATTTTGAGCTTGAGCCCTTCTAATCTTTGCGCTTCGGCTTTGTCTTCCAGTGAGGTGGCCTTGCCAACCAAACCTTCTTTACGTGCTTGTTGCGCAGTAGCCAGAGTGATTTCGGACTGACGCAGTCGGTCTTTGGCCTCCTTGGTTTCTTTGGCAACGCGAGTTACCTCACCAACGAACGCCTTGGTAGATTTGTTGGCCCCCTCACGGAAGTTCTTAGCGCCGATCATTTCAGCAGCAGCCAACAACGCGCCGAGACCTTTGGCCTCATCCATGTTTTTACCCAAGCCAGCACGCTCGGCTTTTACTTCTTCCAAGTAACCGGCAGTAACGTCGGGGCCGTACAGCTTTTCAACAAACGGCAATTGCTTTTCAACGCCAGCTTGGTACTGCTCAGCGGTCTGGGGCTTGTAGTCACCAACTAAGGACGACAAGCTTTTGAGGGACTCGTCGGTTTTTTGTCTGTAAGAACCGCCACCAGCCATTGCAACGATGCCACCACCGGCCATCATTTGTTCTTGCTGCTCCACAGGAATTTGGTCAAACGCACTGCCAAGGCCCGAAGTCAAAGATTTGGACTGAGCAAGCTCAGCCAGCCGCTCGTCGATTGCGTCCACAGTGTCCATGTCCCTGCGGTTCAGCGCGTTTTCACGGGCTTGTTGCAGTTGCTCTGGGCCGAGCTTGTCGATGATGCTTTCCACATTACCTTGACTGGTAACAGAGCCTTGGTCGCCAGCATAGGTTTTAACTTCACCGCCTTCAGCCATGAACTTGCTCAGGCCGTACATGCCCATGCCAAGACCGGCAATATCTTGCAGGCCAGAGCCTGCGGGCTGGTACATATTGGTTACGCTTGAAGAGCCAGTAGGCGTACCACGCAACAAATCAGACATGAAGCCCAGTTGTTTGTATGGGTAGTTCTGTTGGTTCTGGAAATTTTGATACGCAATATCCATGTCCTTTTGGCGTTGCGCTTGTTCCATGCCACCATAGGCAGACTGGAGCTTGTTGATGTCCATGCCTTGCTGGAATTGCTGACCGCCCAACTGACCAAGCTGCCCAGCGGCTTGTATGCCAGTTTGCAAACCTTGCAGGCCGAGTCCTGCGCCATATTGACGAGACTGTTCGCCCAACTGCTGGGCTTGCATACGACGAGCTTGGTCAGCATTGAACTGAGCTTGGGCCTGCTGAAACGCAGCATTTGAACCTTGGGCTTGGATGTCACCCTTTTGCAGCGCCAAATTACGTGCGGCTTCTGCGTCTGCGATTGCTTGACGTGAGCCGCCAAATGCGCCTGATCTAACTGCTTGCGCGTTGCGTTGTGTACCAGCAATATCGGCTTGGCGTTGCGCTTCACGTTGCTGGATGTCCACCACATTCTGCATGTAGGGGTTCATGTACTGCTCAGCCGCGCGGTTACCGAATGTGCCGCCAGAGAATCGACCCGCTTGATAGTTGGTACCCAGTGCGCCAAGACCCGCCATGCCAGCCAAACCTGTAGCCGTGCCCAACTGCTGTGCGGGCCGCATAGTCTCTGCGCCCTGCATTGCTTGGGTTTGTAATTTGCCGAAGTCCGCTGTGCGGTCACCACCGTAAGTCTGGTACGGGTTTTGGCTGATGTCGGTTAAAGCTTCGCCTTTAGCCAAAATGTTTTTAGCATACGGACGCGCCCACTCGGGTAAATCAGTAGTTGTGGTTTGCGTCTGAGCAGGGGCAGAACCACCGCCGTCACCATAGACAATACGCCCGCCTTCAGCGCGGGTTACCGAATCGCCCAAAGGCTCGCCCAATGCGTAAAGTTGGCGACGTGAATAGCTCATGATTCATCCTTAAAAAACTTTTGGTACGTCACACTCTGTACCTCATACCCATGAGAGCCAGCAGATTTTCTCCAGCCCGGGCGTCCAATAAATTCAATGCCGGAACATCCGGCGTCCTTGGCAAACCTGTCAAGCAGGTCGTACATATCATCTTCCACATACTGCATGTGATTGGGTTCCCCCGCGCAGTACTGCACCGTCAACATCTTGCACCGTGGGTAGTCTTTAACCTCAGTTATGACATGCCCGTAAATCTCGTTGTCGTCATGTCCTACCCACAACTGCATCTGTCCTGTCAGCACAAATCGCAAAATGTCATCGACTGTGGCACGCCCTCGTGTCCATTCCTGCGACTTCACCAAGTAGGGTAGCAAAGAAGGGATGACCCCCGCCACTGAACCGGGTGGAATCAACGACATCCTCATGCGGGCAAGTATTTCTCAGAGCGGCTGTTCTTGGCAACCCTGCCCTTACCGACTGTTTTACCGCGAGCCTTCTGGATTCTGTCCATCATGGCGTACAGTTTGCGTGCGCCAGCCTCAGTCGAGCCGTTACCCAACTCAGAAACGATACGGGCAGGAACCACAAATTCACCGTCGGCCAAACGCGCGGGTTGCTTTTTGCCAATAACCGCAGGGATGGAGTCAGACACGCCGTCACCGGGGCCACGAAGCAGTCGGCCACCATCAGAGTAGTCGCCAAGGTGGGAGATACCACCAGCAGCCATCAAGCCGCCGTTTGCTGCGCCAGCACCAGCAGCCATACCGTGCGCACCTGTGCCCATAGCAGCCGCACCGCCGCCGCTACCGCTTCCAGTAGAAACCCCCACACCACCGACACCGCCACCACCCACCCCATGTAGGCCAGCCAAGCCTGACGATACGCCACCAGCATCCCCGCCAACAGCGCCACCACCAACAGATTGTGCAGCCATACCGCTTGGGCCAAAGCCCATTGCGCCAGCGTTACCGGATGTTGCGCCGGGTGTGCCGAATCCTGCGCTCAAACCCCCCATCCCAGTACCTTGCAAGGCGGACAGGGCGGCAGAAATAGCCTGTGCTTGTTGGGCGTTGTTTGCATCTGCCTTGGCTTGCACGTCACCCAATGCGCTTGGGGAAACCATATCGCCAGCATCCACAACTTGAACAGCATCTGGATTGGGGTTTGGTTGGCTTGTTTTAAACGCCATTAAGTTAGCAGGCACGTTAGCCGCCTCACCAACAGCTTTTGCGGCTAAGGACGCAGGGGCAAGCAAGGAGATTTGAGTGCCGGGTATATTTGTGTTGATGGCAAAATTCTTGGCCGCGTTTACTGCGGAAGAAAGACCGCCCGTCAAAGTATTTACCAATCCTTCTGCAACCATCTTGTTGGAGATTGAAGGTAGACCTTCGCTAATGCCTTTGCTGACGGCTTGCATGTTTTCCTGCCCTTGCTGCATTTGTTTAGCAAACTGGGCGTCGGTCATAGGGGCGTTGTATCCGCCACCCGCCGGGAGGGGTTGAGCAGGTTGATTGGCTTGTACCTGATTGTCCGAAGGCATGGACTCAATCTTTTTAAACATTTGAGTCAATGGGTCGTATGAATATTGGTCTGGCGTGGCAACCTCGCCGCCTTCAGCAAACGCCATTTCGCCCGTCATTGGGTTAACGCCTGTATCCGCTGCACCGCTCAACACATTGCGTGAAATAGGGGTCTGCCAAGGAGTTGCGTATGCGCCCTTATTGATGTCGGCCATCGGGTAGCCAGTGTTTGCACCAACAGCGTTTGCGTCTGACATAGCCTCAACTGGGCCGCCGCCAGCGTAACCGTAAATGCCTTTTGCGGTGGTTGGGGTTATCGGGGTGAATTTTGGTTGGAAGTACGTTTGCTCACGGCTATATGGGTCGGCATCGGTTGTAGCCGTTCTGCCGGGTGAGTACAAATACCGCTGACCGGGGTCAGTGTCAGTTTTAATCTCGGGCTGCTTGGTAGTCGGCGTAATTGCTTGGATTACGGAAGGAGCTGCGGCAGCGGCGTACTTCCAATTGTTCTTAAAAAAGTCTCCGGGGGCTTCGCCAATCTTAGAGAACCCAGAAGACATTTTGTCCATGAACGGGGCTTCGGCGGCTTTGGCCAGTTGCGCAGAGCGCAGGGCTTCCACTTGTTGGGCATAAGCAGCGGTATCTCCTGCAAACTGGGGCATCTGACCAGCTTGTTGTGCAGCCATCATTCCAGACTCAGCCAGAACACCTTCACCAGCACCCATCAAACCACCCATCATGCCCGCACCACCGTATGCGCCAAGACCAGCCATCAAGCCCTTGCTCAAGCTGCCCGACGTTACACCTGTGATGCCACCCATAACCAAACCTGCCATCGCTGGGGGTACGCCCATAGCGGACAAAGCTATACCGCCGATTGTGGGCAACAAGCTGGACAAAAAGCCAGCTTCTGGGAGTCCAGTCTGAGGGTTAATGCTTAGAGATCCACCGTGAGCGCGAGCCAAATCCTGAAGCCCTTTGACTTCCCCGTGGGACATGTGGACAAGGGTCGTGTCTGGGCCGCGACCTTGTGCGGCTAAGTGATTGGCGGCAAGCTGTAGGCTCATTTCTGCCTCTTTGAACGGGGGTTGGTGGATACTATCATGGGAAGAGCGCCGACACAAATGTGGCGGTGACAATGACGGATGGTGAGACTGGATGGACGGGGGCCGCTCCGCCCGGATAAGTTGCGCAAACGGTGTTTCCTGTATCTGAAGCAAACAATAGCTGCAAGTATTGCCCTGCATTGATGGGCTGCACCAAGTTCCAAGAAACAATTGTTGTGCCCGGTTTGCCACCATGAGTCGCAGGTACTGTAACTATGCCCGCGCTATAAGAGATGTCCACTCCGTCCAATCGCCACCACAAGGTCACATCATCAATTGTGGTGTCGTGAGAAAGCATTTGAACGCTGAACTGGATGTTATAAATACCAGAAACAGCAAAAACAATTTTTGTTAAATCTGTGGGGTCAATTGCTACGCCGTTACTTGTGGTGGTCTGAAGAATCGCCACGGCGGTTGCAGTAGCTGCTGACGGCACATTTTGTGCTTCAGTTACTGAAGCGCCAGCGGTATGTGCAGCTTTAGTTGAGCCAAATGCCCCACGAGTAATCCCGGTGAAAGATGTTGCAGTTTTACCGGTGTAGCTGATAATTTCATTGCCGATGAGAATTGCACCTGCTGTTAACCCAAACTGCGCTGTAGACGCAACAACAATATCTGCGGTCGATGTATTTGTAATACTGTTGGTCAGTGTGGTGACGCCATCTTGGAAAAATGCGCCATTCGGGAACCGAAGCAGTGATCCGCCAGTGTTGGTTGTAAAGAGCTGTAGGAAGTTCTGTATCTGGTTGAAGTACAGGCGCAGGGCGTTGGAGTACTGCTCTTGATACTGAGCGTCGTACTGCATCGGGGCCGCCAACAGCCGAGGCTGCTGCGGTGCAATAAGGGGTTGAGTCTTAAAGGTAGGTAGTGCCATCAGCGACGCCCATCTGGTCGAGTGTCAATACGAGGTACGCCCAACTGCCAAGCCACACCCAAGTCATTGGATACAACTTTGAGCGCCATTTGACGGCCTCGGATACGCACAAACACCTGCTCGGTAAATTGTTGCACGTTGTAATACCGCTGATTCAAATAGTTGTTGCCACTAGTCACAGTCGGCGAATCTGCTGTGCCGTAGTTTGTACCGGGGAACTGACGAGGGCGTACCGTGAAGTCCAAGGACGGCGCAATTGCTGTAGACCCATCAAAAGTCACATCGGGGATGATGCGAGTAACAAGGCCGAAATTGTGGCCGTCACCAATATCAAAGTCAGAGGACTGCACGTAAGCCTCAATAGGAAGTAAAGTGCCCGGCGTAGTTGCTCCATCGTCGTTACCATTCTCTTGGTAAATCAATTTGCCGTTGTATCCAGCGGACATGGGCGTAGCCCGCAACGGGCTGTCAAGCCAATATGTACGTGGCATTGTGCCGTAATACCAAGTACGCTCAAGGTGGTTGAAGATAACGTATTTATCAATTGTGTTTGAGTTAGCGGAACAGTAGAACCACCAGATTTCGTTGTAGCCCTCATTGGTGCTGGCAAAGAACTGGAAAGACTGCGTCAAGTTAATGTCGTTGTACACGTACTGGCGCAACGAACAGGGGAGCGTCTCCACACGACCGGAGTACATGTAGAACTTGTCCGTGCCCATCCAGTACGTGACGTTGTTGGCTGTTGCAATAGCGTTTGGCCCCATGATGGAGATGTTGTCACCCATCAATTGGAAGCCCCACACATAAGGTGGGCCGAGGTACTGCATGGAGTAAATAGCCGAATCAGTTACCACCAAAATTTCTTGGCGCGTCTGTATGGCCGTAATAATTTGGGAGCCGTGACTCAGGGTGTAGCTACCCGCTTGGTTGGTCGCCTGCGGAAGCCATGTCGTAATTGACTCTTGATCCGACCAGCAGATAAACATTGGGTTTTGGGTGGTGCTACCCGCCACAGCATCATTTGCGCCAAAAGCAATGACAAACCGTGAAGAATCCGACACCATCACAAAGTTGGCGACCGATGGGCAGTACGCATCCACCGATACAGTTCCAGATTTCAAAACAATAGAAGCGCTGGGGCCAAGTAACTGTCCGCGATTAAATATGTTTGGATTGGCTGCATTGGCCCAGTAATACAACGCACCACCACGAGGGTTGAATACCAAGTCCTCGCCAAAGTTTGACTGGCTCCAAAGGCGAAGCTGCGATCCAATACCTTGGGCCGCATATGCTGGAGAACCCCAGCCCGTGAAATTTGTTGATTGAACAACAGCCGCGCCATTTGCATGAGTGGTGGCTGCACCTGAACCCGTACCACTTACCCCGCGAGTACAGCCTGTGAATGTGTCAGGTGAAGTTGTTTTGCCTGTATAGGTGATAGTTTCTTGGTCAATCAACAAAGACCCAGTTGTTGTAAACCCAGCGGTGGATGTCACAGTCACCGTGGTATTTGAATTGGACAACGTGCCGCCAGACACCGCAGTGGTGGCTGTACCAAGAACAACACCGCCCCAAGTACCAGCGCCCCAGCCCACGTTCTGGGTAAAAACTTCGTTACCTGTGGAAATTTGGTACACACCAACAACCGACGAACCGCCGTTGCCAACATCACTTGCGTTTGCGGCTACAGAGGCTGTTATGGTGTAGGTGTTGCTGGATAAATACGTAATCTGAAACTCAGCATTGAGGATAGTCGCTGTAATAACACCGCCCAAGGACACAGCGCCGCTAAAGGTCACAAAGTCCCCGGTCTGAGCGCCATGCCCTGTATCAGTTACGGTGATAACCGCAGAACCATTAGTCGCGGAAAAGGTTACATCGCCCGCCGCAGTTGTAGCGCGTATGGGAGTAACATCGTAAATGTTCCCTCCATTACCGTTTTGGATGTAGTACTTGAGGTTTGTCCCCAACGCAAGCAGGTTGTACCCAGACAAATTCAACCAATTCCACATGGCGCGGCAAATACCCCAATATGCCCCAGTAGGGGGTTGCAGCGTTGAATTTGTTGTACCGGAATCTAAAACCCAGCCGCCAATTTTTTCGGGGTAGCCAGAACGAAACCGAATCTTGTCGGACTCAAACCAACCGCCTTCGTTAGAAAGCGTTGTGCCTTCGCGGTTGATGCCGGGTCTAAATTGCAGTTTCTGTAATGGCATAACACCCTCGATTTAGGCTACAAGACCCTGAAGATACTGCGTTTTACCAGCCACTTTGGTAGCGGTCAACTCCTGCTTCTTCAGGTTGCTTGGGTCATAAGAGACATGCACCCAGCCACTGTCAGGGATGCCGGGGGTGTAAAACTCAAGAATGAGTTGTGTGTATTCTAGGTTATCCATGATCCATTGAGCAAGCTCTGCGTTTGCCACTCCGGGTATCTCAATATCGGCGGCTCGGCCAAGGCAATGGTCTGAGGTCTTTGATCCCCCCACGGCTGAATTTGACTCGGGACTACGGAACCCAGAGTTCACCTTGACTCCTTTGCCAAAGTGGTCACGCACGGGCTGGAGAACCTTTTCGCACAACAAGCGCAAAGCTTCGGTCTCGGCTTCCCCGGGGGTGTTATCAAAGCCCATGCGAAGGGCGGTCTCGGATTTGGTCAGCTCATGCAGGCTGAAGTTGGCGGTCAGATTCATTTGATACCTTTCTGTGATTCAAGGGCTTGGTTATACAAACTGATGCAGGCGTTGAGCTTGGTGATGGCTCGGTCGCCTTCTTCTGCTATTGCGAAAAGAGCTTTTCCAAACGCTGGGTCAAGCTCGGTTCGTGCTTCTCCTCCACCACTTCCTGCGGCAACGGCGGTATCTGAGGTGGCTGGTATGGGGCAGGTCGTTTTGACAGGAACCCGCAGCTTGTAAGCGCCAGAGTCAATAGCAGCATCGCGCTCTTTTGTGGCAAGTTTGGCTTTCTCATTTGTCTTCCTCAGTGCATCAGCAGTTGTGGTTACGGCAGCAGCCAGAGCTTTCTCCTTGGCCCGGGCCTCGGTGTTAAGTCGGTCAACCTCAACTTGCTGGGCTTTCTTCTCTTCGCTGCCACCGTACCAGTAGCCCACACCGAAAGCAATCAGCAGGGCAATCAGGGCCGACAACAGGTTACGCATCGCCGGTCTTCCCACGGACGTAGGCTTGAGCCGCCATGAATGCCACAACAATTGTGCCCATAGCCGCGCAGTAGGTGGTAGCCAAGCCGTTTAAGGCGTTGACCTTCTCCAAGCTGACAAGCTCAGACGCCAGATAAGCAATCAAAGCAGGTGGGGCGATAATCGCAAACCAAGACATGACACGTTGCTGGTCAGCCATCTTGTCCATGTTCTCGATCATCAGCATCCGCTCAGACCGAGCCAGCTCCGCGTCCGTCACCACGCCATCGTGGTCGGTGTCAAACTGGTTGTAGGTGGAGTCTTTCTCAAGTTGCTTACTCATCTTTTTTCCTTTCAATTTCGCGCTTCAATTCTTCCACTTGATGTTGGAGTTTTTCAGTTTTCTCTAGATTCTTTTCGGCCCTTTTGTTGACTGTCAGATTGTCCAGATACACCATTGCCATCAGCGGAAGAAGCAGGGCAACCAGCACACAAGCGGCAATCCATCCCATCACGTTTTCCCCAAACGACTTACGAACAGGAACCACAGCCACAGGTAGAGGAGGAATAGCATAGTTACTAACAGGTACGCTGACTTTGCTTGGAAGTCTCTTTTTGCCTCCTGCCGTTGCCATTGCTTGACCCTTTCCTTCGCCTCTTCCTTCAGCCTTGCGGCTTCCTGTTCCTCCTGTATGACGCTACGCATATCAAACACTTTGGAATACAGCGCCCCCATTTCAGGCGGTGACTGATACACCATCGTTTCCCGGATCGTCACTTCCAGTGCCGCCATCTGGTCTTGAGCCATCACGCGCTTGAGCGCGGCTTCCATCAGGTTGGCGTTGGGGTCGTAGACGTTCTGGCTCTTTTCTTCCTCTTCCCTTATGTGCGCAGCAAGCTGTTCTTGGAGCTTGAAGAACTCCGTGAGTTGCTTGACCACATCAGCCATGACCTTAGTTTCGTCAACATAGGCCTTCTTTTTCGCCACAGGCTTGGCCTTGGCTGGCTTTCTTTGAGCAGTCGGTTCATCTCTGCTTGGAGCCTGAAAAAGCTTTCCAAAGAACGCCGCAATTGGGCCAAGGAATCCCTGAATCTCCTGTACCGCACCAGCAACTTCGTCATAAGTCTCTTTGACTTCAACGAAAGTTTCCTTGGCCTGCTTGTAAAGCTCACACCCTTCCTTGATGGCAGCAACGCAAGCATTGGCGGCAAAGAGGATGCTAATCGGATCAATTTCACACCTCTAACAAAGGCAGATTTGCCATGTTGATGCCAGCGTATACGTCAACATAGGTGGGTAAAAACTCAACAACAAAACCACCGGGTTTGTTTGCCCAGCACACGGAAGTGCGTTTGAACGGCAGGTCTTTAATTAACTCTTGCTGCTCAGCAGTCATCTGGTTGAACTTTTGAAAATGATTTGTAACCATTTCTTGATTGGTGGCGTAATCAAATTTTTTCTCTACTTGAACACCATCTACTGTTTCAAGTACGTAATACTCAATTGGCTGATTGGTAGTCATGTCAAGCGCAGACCATTTAGTTACGCCTGTAGCGCTCGTGGTGATGTCGTCGTTGCGGTACCACTCGGTCACCGTGTTTGCTTCTTGGTTTACTTTGACAAAGTACCCATACTTGGTTTTGTCCGTAGCAAAAAATACAAACGAAGCAGCTTTTTTTGCTGACAGGTCGGATACTGCGTAGGAGTATTTGCACTGCAATTGCACTCCCTTTTGCTCCAGAAATTGCTGCGCGGTTGTTCTGTACTTTGACCCGTTCAGTAAATCACAAACCATACGAATCTTGTCTGCGTCTTTTGCAAACTCAATGATTTGAGATTCATCAGAACAGACGTAACTCATATTGTCACCACAAGCTGAGAAACAAAATCAACGGGTGTCCATGTAACGTCACCATTTTCATGGACGGTTTCTTCTACTGCGGAAGGCGTATGTACTAAAATTACATTTTTTGCGACTTCAACAAAAGCCGCTTTTGCCTCAGCTTCAGTCTCATACCGTGTATGAGTTCCTGTTTGTGGGTTAAAAATTTGATATGCGTCTGCCATTACAAACTCCAAAATTAAGCTACAGATCCATAAACACGAGTTGTGTTTCCAGATGTCCATGTTATTGATTGGCCATTGAGGTTGACTGCTTTGCCGCCTGCTCCACTGCCACCAAGTCCACCAGAACCGCCTGAAGCGCCCCAGCCGCCGCCGCCGCCGCCATAAACACTTCCGCCAGCAGCGCCGCCCGCAGCATTTGCTGACCCCCCGGGAGAACCTACTCCACTGCCACCAGAACCGCCAGAACCGCCTGACCCGGGAAAAATTCTGCCTCCGCCACCACCTCCGGCAGGAACCGCTATCGGGCCTGAACGAACACCAGATGTTGTGTCCGCTCCCCCTCCTCCACCACCAGAACCACCGCCATTACCGCCAGCGCTTTGAAAGTTTGCGCCTTTAGCACCGGACGCTCCAATAGCCCCTCCAGCCCCACCCGCGTATGGGCCACCATTTCCAGTACCGCCCGGCCCCCCACCTGCGCCGCCACCCCCACCAGCATTACCAGCAGTTGCGCCACCCCCTCCACCCCCGCCAATATACGCAGCGCCATTGGTATTGTTAACGGTTGTTGGGTAACCAAGTTGAAGTCCTATTCCGCCGGGGCTACTTGCAACTGTGAATGGAGAGCCTGTGCCGCCTTGACCCATAATAAAACCGTTGTTCACCAAGGTCAAAGTATCACCAGATGATCCACCAGATAGTGTTAGTCCGGGTGTTCCGGTGCTGGTTGAGTACAAATAAATACTAGGGTTAACAGTAACCGTGATGTCTGATATACCCGCAGAATAGCCACTAATAGTAGTTACGTTCAGCGATGCGTTAGCCGTGTTTGCTGTGAATATGTAGGACAAAGTTTTACGATTTGATTTGCCATAGAAGTTTGACAACGAGATTGTTGTCCCACTGGTGGGAATACCCGCCAATGTCCGGTATGAAGCTTGGTTGATGTTTGCATTTGTTGCTGCTGGCTGACCAAGCTCTACGTTAATGTTGCTAAAGCCTATCGGCCCTGATACTGGTAACGTCATCTCAACTCCTTATGGTGTGCCGTAAGCAGTGATGTCTGCAAGGTTTGTGAAATTGCCGGACGAGTCCAAAGAAGCAATAGCAGTGGCCCCGTATTTAAAGTACAACTTACCGCCGGACTCCACAATAGAAAAGTTTGAGGTCACGAGGTTTGCTGCGTTAGTTGCGTTTGTGGCGTTTGTGGCGTTTGTGGCGTTGGTAACCGCAGTTGAGCCAATCTGTCCAACAATATCCGCCGCGCTTGCTACGGTGACCGCCCCAGTACCAGCGCCTTTGAGGAGTGCCCCAGACGTAAAACTTGTGGCCCCTGTACCGCCGTTACCAACGACAAGCGTGCCAGCCAAAGTAACTGCGCCGGAGGTGTCTGTAGATGGGGTTAATCCAGTCGTGCCCGCGCTGAATGTACGCACTGCGTCCAGCTTATAGAAGTTGGTTGCATCAGACCAGATCATGGCCTTTTCACCCGCCAACAATGTTATGGTTGTGCCACCTGTAGAAGTTGTACCGCCCAAGGCTGTAGCGTTACCTATGGTTGCCGTGTAGGAAGTGGCGTTCCAAACAATGTATTGCTTGGCTGCTGGGGGCGCATACAAGGTAAATGCGCTTGGCGCACTCACTAACTTCAATGTGGCATACACAGCTTGGTTTGACGCAGGTGTAGCTGTCGGGCCTTGGATCGCCGTCAGTGCTTGAGGTGTACCAGCAATCGTGACGCTGATTGCCCCTGCAATTGCAGTATCAAAAATGTAGTTGAAGTTGTTGTCAGTGGTTGTCCCCCAAGTACCAGCTTGGTCACCTGAGCCAATCAGTTCAACCCGCAGGTTGGATGAGTATGAGCTGCTCATGATTTATCCTTTGTCAATTGTTCCAATTTTGCCTCAAGCGCAATAACTCGTTGGGCAAGTTTTACACAAGCTACCAAAGCTGCATTGCCGTATGCAACAGATAAGTGCCCTTCTTTGTTTTCTATGACCGCATGTTCCATAATTGGGCGAAGCGATTGCGCACCAACACCAATCTGTGTGGACTCTTGGTCTGTACGGTCATAAATGCCGTGTTTGACCTTGGCGAGTTGCTCAATAAAGTCAGGTTGCAGATCACGCCAGTTTGTTTTGACACGCTCGTCTGAATAAGCTGTAATGTTGTTATTCATTGTCAACGCACCAGCAGCCGTCATACTTCCCATTATTCCGCTTGCTCCAGTGCCAAAATTAATGCCACCAGTTCCTGCGTAATAATTCAAATACAGTGCTTTTGCGTCACCAGCATCTAAATGCAAATTTCCATCAGTTGCAGCAACTGATGCGTACAAACTGCCAGAAACAGTACGGCCATTACCCCCAACACGAAGATATGCACCCCAAGTTGAATTGGGGCCATAGGTTGTGTATGCGTTACCAGACATAGTGACATTACTACTGAATGCACCCGTAGTCGCACTTACTGTGCCGCCTGATTGGTTGGTTGCCGTTGTTGCAGTAGCTGCATTGCCAGTTGTGTTCTGGTTGAACGTGGGCCAAGTAAATGTGCCTGTGCTGAAGTTACCAGACTGGGGCGTACCCAAGATCGGAGTTGTGAAGCTTGGCGAAGTTGCCAAAGCAACAACAGTACCGGAGCCTGTGGTCGAATACGAAGTCCCCCACGATGTGCCTGTGGAGTTGGGGATGCCAGCACCGGGATACACCATACCGCTTGGAGCCGCAGCGGATACCCAAGTTGTACCGTTTGAGGTAAGCAAGTTACCGTTTGTTCCCGCAGCTACTGCGGAAATTGATGAGCCCGAGCCAACCAAAACACCTGTTGCAGTTGCAAGCCCAGTGCCGCCGTTGCCAACAGGCAGTGTTCCTGTGACGTTGGTGGTCAAACTCACAAACTGGGTCGAGGTTGTGCCTGTGCCGCCATAGTTAATTGGGAGTACCCCACTAACTGAAGTGTCTAGACCAACCTTGCCCCAGCTTGGGGCAGCGTTAATACCGCCAGAGATTAGGGCGTTGCCAACTGCTACATCCGCGAGTTTTGCCAGCGACGTTGTCGTATCTGCGTAGAGCAAATCTCCCACAGCGTAAGAGGTAATGCCAGTACCACCATAACCAGCAGCAATAGTTGAAGCGTTCCAAGTACCAGCAGTAAGAGTACCGACTCCAGTAACGCCCGTATAGCTGCCAGACAACCGTGAAGTGCCCAACGTACCTGTTGTGATATTTGAAGCATTGGTTGTGTCCGTTGTTGCTGAAGCAGCCAAGCCCGTGATGTCAGATGCCGCAGGCTGAGCCCATGTTGGAGCCAGACCCGCTGTGCCGTTACCTGTTTGGCTCAGGAACTTCTTAGTGGTTGTGGTGTTGGCCGTTACCTTGTCCAGCGATGTGGTGGTGTTGGCATACAACATCTCGCCTTGGGCGTAGCCAGTAATACCTGTACCGCCGTAGCCAACGGGCAACGTACCAGACACCGCGTTTGATTGATCCAAGGCAACTGCATTCCACTCAACCTGTGTGCCCGCGCCATTGACAGACAACGTCTTGTAGGCAGCGCCTATACCCAGCTTGCTCCATGTGTTTGAAGCTGATCCGTACAACAGATCACCTGTTGTGACTGTGTTTACACCTGTGCCGCCGTTGGTGGCTGCAACTGTGCCGGTCAGAGAAATTGTCTGCCCAGTAACGTCAATGTTTGTGCCGCCAACGTAATCAACGGATCCACTGAATTGCGTGTAGGTCAGCGGGGTATACCCAATAATCATCGTATTGGGCTCAGTGGTCAGGACGTGTGAATCGCCAGCGTTCAGCAAACCTTCTTGGGTAAAGAAGTAGTCGCCTGTGCCTAGCCCGTTGGGGTCTGAAGGGCTGACAATACTTGCGTCCGCTGCACGGGTTAAAACCCAATTTGTTGAACCTGAACCTACCGTGGTGACTGTGTAAACGCCGTTTTCAGCCCCATTTGTCTGCAACCGAACCATGACACGGTTGGTTGTAGAAAGATTGACGCCGTCAATTTGTAGAGCCGTTTGCGCCCCCGCATTGGTCAGTGTTGCACCAACACCCGAATTGATGATTGAGGGTATCGTAGGAGCGCCATTGGTCAACCCTGTAACGATTGCGCCGCCATAGGTCAAGGAAACTTGGAAAGATGCACCTACAGAATTAACAAGGAAATAGGCGGTGTTTGCCAACAAGCCATTGCTTGAACTGCCAATATAAAACTGATCTCCGATTGAAGGAGTTACGCCAAAAAACGTAATATCCGTACCATTTGCAATCAGTATGATGTTGGCGTTCGTGCCCCCACCCGTGTATGTCGCGTTTAGATTACCCGTTGTTTCAACCCGCACAGGCTCGTGGATGTGAATGCCAGCGGTGACTTGTTGGTCTACATATGCCTTTGTTGCTGCTTGCAATGCAAGAGTTGGGTTGGCATTCAGAGTCACGGTGGAGCCAAATGTTGCAGCCCCAGTTACATCCGCCGCTCCAGTCACGTCCAATGCGCCGCCAACGTTGACAGCCCCGGTAGTTGTGACAGCTTTGCTTGTTTTATCAATCCGAACAGCTTCATCTGTCAAAGCCACGCCACCAGCAAACAGCACAACGTCATCCGTTGCACTGCCAATAATTAACTCGCCACCGTCGTTGTATAGGTAGCCTGAACCAGCCGTGAAGATTGGGTATGTTGGGTCAGAGTAGCTTGAGCTACTGATACCCATGTCGATGAAGTTATTTGCGCCGTCGCCTGCGTCGTTGTACGCCACAATGTCGGTGGAAGCAGTGGCAGAGCTGTTCAAGTTCTGCACATACATCTGCGCAAAAGCTGTTTCATTGGCGTACATCTCCGCCAAGGCAGCGCCAAAGCTGGTGTAGCTTGTAACTCCAGAACCCACAACTGTCAGCGGGCCCCCGTCGATCAAGACGTTTCCAGTCAGCTCTTCATAGATTGCCTTCTCAGCAGGGTACGTACAGAAGACATCCTTGCTGCCGGAACCAAAAGAAACCTTTGCCCCAGCCGCACTGGAAGACAAAATAGTGTCGCGTGTCAGTGTTGGGCCTGCTGTCAGATATTGGCCATAGCCAACCTCCCAGTCACCTGTGGCGGGGTCAACAGCAGCGTAATATGTGAAGTTGGTATTACCAATAGCGGCGAATGATTGATACCCTGCCGCCGCTGAGCCCAACGTAAAGTCAGCAGTGCCGGTGGTCGTGAAGGTTACTTTTACTCTATCTTTTACGACGATTGCCATTTGGTCAGCCCTGCGTTTTGATTACTCGCCATGTGTCAGTCTGCCCGTCATAGACGACTGTCCAACCAGCATTTTGAGCGTCATTGATTGTTTGCCAGCTACCTGTTTGGGTCGTCCCAATCGTAGCCCAAGTAGTAGATTCAGCGTTATTGATCGTGTCCCAATTTGCCGTTTGCGCATCGTTGATGATCTCCCAAAGCAACCGTGCGACTATCTGGTCAACAGCCACTGCGCCTTCGCTAATGGTAGCAACAAAGACCGCCGCTGCCAACACTGCATCCAATGCCCGGGCTGTCTCACTGACGGTTGCATTAAAGGTGGATGGGGCCACCAACACACTGTCCAAAGCCGTAGCGGTTTCAGAAATTGCAACACCAAAACCAGCGGCGGCGCTTACTGAGTCAAGCCCAGACGCGGACTCCGACACCGAGGCGTCAATTGATATATACGACGAGGAAGTATCTAGGGCGGCGGCAAGTTCGGAAACAAAAACCGCATAAAGCAGTCCGCCAACTATGTCGTCACTGCCGGTAATTGATTCGGTAATATCCGCCGCAAAAACAGCGATAGCGGAAACAATTTCAGATACGGTTGCCGCTTCAAGTATGGCGGCTTCAAACACGGCTATTGCCGCAGTTGTGTCAGTACCTGCTACGGTTTCGGCTATGGATGTGGCGTAAACAACCAGCGCGGTGACAAGGTCAGCCCCGGTTACTGTCTCAGCTATTGACGTATTGAATGTGGACGCTGCCACATATACAGAATCCACCACAGTAACAGACTCTGCTGCCACGGGCGTAAATACTGCAAGTGCGGATGTTAATTCTGATGCAGACGCAGACTCAGAAACCGCAGAGTCAAGCACGCGCCCTGCTGCGCCTTGGGCAGCAAACGGGGCGACAGCAAATGCGGCATCAGCGAACACGCTTTAAGCAGCGTCAAGGCTGAATGTGTAGGTTACGTTCAAAGTGTCGCCAGACACCACGGTACGGTCGCCGGGAGACTGGAAGTCTGACTCCGAAAACAAAATTCCGGATGTGCCACTTGATACGGAACACAAGAACGCGCCCGCCACTACGCCGCCCGCGCCAGAAATGGCAAAGGAAGAAGGCGAAGCAGAGTTGCTGATGACTGAAGGGTCTGCGGTTGTTGCAGTGCCAAAAGTCACAAGCTTGCGTGAGCCGCTGTAGTCGGTGTACTCAGTCCATGCTTTGGAAGCCAAAGTGTCGGTGGCAGCAAAGGTTGTGCCGGAAGCGGGGCCGGTAATCAACCCAAGATACGCCGCCGCAGTGTAGGTTGAACCCTTGAAATACTGGGTGTTCATGTCCTGCAAGCCTTGATTTACAACCAAGTTGTGCTCTGAGGTCTTCCATTTCAGGTTACCGTCTTTGTCAAAACATTCCACATAGAACACGCCGCCTGCACGCGCACCAGCATCGGAGCCGGGGCGAGCAACAAGACCTGCGCTAACGGTGTCTGTTGAGGCTACTTTTTCGTTAAACATGGTTGCTCCTTATACAAGCCGAATGAGTGCTGATGTGCTGGTATCAGCAGGCATCGTCACGGTGAAAGTTGAAGTTGAGGTTTTGTCGTTGCCAAAGTCCAAAACACAGACTGCGGCCCCAGTGGTGTTGTTGTAAATCAACGCCCCACGAGCTGTAATTGCCCCAGTCCATGCTGGCGCTGCAAACGTGACGTACACAACACTGCCAGATGCCGTTGTTGCTGTAGAAACGGTGGCAGCAACCACTTGCCCGGTAGCCACATAGTTACCGCCTGAAGCCTCACCCGTGGATGTGTACCCGGTGGTGGTTTCGTCAAGCGTTGCAGCGTTTGTGTACAGCGCCAGTTTAAATTGGTTTGATGAAAAATTCATCGTGCCATTCATCAGCCCAGTACGCAAAGTGTTGCAGGAGTAGTTGCCGGTAAACGCCATCAACGCACTCCATTATTTTGAGCCAGAGGAGGAACTCTGAACTGGCCGCTACGGTATGCGTCACTGCGCTCCAACCCATCACCCAGACGTTGGGCCAATGCAAGAGCCTCTTTGTACTTTCCATCGTACAAAGCAATAATGTCTTGCTCGCCCTTCATGAAGGTGTAAGCCTCAACCAGTGAGCCATACAACAACACGGTGTCAAAGTTGTCGCCCAACCAAGTTTGGCCGGAAGCCACTGTGGTAATTGACTCAGGGTAATAGTAATAGTGCAACTCAACATCGTAAGCCGCATCAGGTGTTGGGCCAAGAATAAAACTCAGCTCATTTGTGATGACGGGGCTTGGGTCGTTGGAAGTGGTTGGGCCAAACAAAGCATAGTACTTTGGCATAGCGTTGTTAGCAGCGCCCGTATTTGGGTATGCCTGACGTATGAAGTTCACGTCCTTGTTCAGCAAGTACTCATAGTTGTCGTCCGCATCAATCACGGCTATTGAGTAAGTTGCTAAGAAGTCAGCGGGGCATGACAAATACTTGTTGCCGCTGCTTGTTACCCCCGTCACGTTCTTGCGCAACGAAGGGAATTGAACCGTGTTGTAGATGCGCTGCTCAGCCTGCGTAATGAAGGTGTTCAACTGAGCCGTTGAAGACTCAGTTCCTCCACCCGCAAGGTACGTTTCCGGGAACGTATTCTCGGTGTAACTTTGAATCGCAGCGATCAACTCGGTATAGGTCATGCCATCGGGCCTCGGGCCATCACGCCTTTAGTTGCCGCACCGGTGCCGCGAATCTTGATGCCGCTGGTCTTGGTCTCAGGGTAGTTGCCCTTGCTGATACCACCAGCAGACATGTTCATCTGATTCATGCGAGCAGCGCCAGTCTCTGTCGGGACGACGGGCTTGATTGCTTTGCCTTGCATGTTGTGAGGCTTAGCATAAACAGCAGCGTCGCCAACTTCTTTGCCCATTACCTTTTTGCTGAACTTTGCCATATCAGCCTCCGCGAGCGCCACCGCGCTGATTCATTGCACGAGCAACATTACGGCCATACTTGCGCATGGATTCGCCTGTCACGCCGCCTTTAGCCATACCTTTGTGCATACGCTTCTCATGAGATTTAACCTCTTTGTCAGCGATGCGTTTAACTGTTTTCGTGTCCATATCGACTCCTTATGTCGTCACAACCGTAACTGTACCAAGTTCCACAATTAAAACCAAATTATTTGGCGTTAATGCGGAATCAAAAAATGAAGAACCTCCTACGGGATTCCACCCCCATTGGAAGATTCGACTGCCGCCCTCGTTGGTTCCTGTGCCATCCAGCCCAGTCCCACCGTTCACGTTCGTCTGCAACCCGCTGTTGCCCGACAGAAGATAGCTTCGGTCTGGGCGGGGGTTACGCAAGCCTTGAGGATCGTCCACCGGGAACATACCCAGTTGCAATTGGGGTTGGTCAGGATCCCAGCACTCGGGACACACCAGCAGCTCGTAGTTCTTGGTCTTGATGATCTCTTTGCGCAAAACCTTGAGCTTGAACCGCTGGTCGCAACGGTCGCATTGAGCAATCGCCCATTTACCGCTGGCAAACCTATTTCCCATTACACAATTCTCCCTCGGGTCTTGCCGCGAGCAGCGATACCGTCGGCTCGGCGAGAGGCGGTCATACCGCCCTTTTTCATGCCTGTACCGGCAGCGCCCACTGGGTCTTTGGTACGGACTGCGTCGCCGCCTGTATCTTCGTATTCATCGGTGTCTTTTGCCGTGGCTTCTTTGCCAGTCATTGCTTTTGCACCTGCGCCAACAGCCCCAGTACCTGCGGCTCTAGCCAATGTTCTGCTTACAGCCCGATCTGTAGCCAATTCAACAGATTTTTTGGCCGCGCCTTTTGCTTTGGTTGGTGGGGCGGTGATTTTTTTGAGGTCATCCATAAGGCTGGCGTTACCCTTCATTGAGGGCATCCCGCTCCATTTGGTGCTCTTAATACCCGCGCCCGCGCCGCCGCCTTCAAGTTCTTGTTCATCAAGACCACGTCTTGCTGGGTTGTACTTAGCCATTATGTACCTCCAATGTATTGCTGCCTAGGCACAAACCGGATTGCAGCTTTCTCGTGATCTTCGTAGGCTGACAACTCCCATGCCTCGTCATACTGGGCCTTCAAAAACTGGAGGCGTTCAGCGCCTTGTGGAATCTTGCCAGCAATGTAGTACGACAGGCCAGCCACCATTGGGGGAATAAAGCGGAACGGAACGTCCATCACGTTCACACCGCCGCCAGCATCTTGGGTGCGGCGCAGTCGCCAATACACGAATTGGTACGGCTGCACATTGTCTGGGGTTGGCCAAACGGTCACAGCGGGCAGGTTCTGTACGGATACATTTGCCCCAGTCAGGTGGGCTGCGGCTGTGGTGTTGTTTTGCCCACGGAAGCAATTATTGAGCGTATTGCCGTCGATATACCCATAATTGATCGTTTCTGAGCCTATCTGCACGAAGCCAACGGCTGGCATACCAGCAGTCGAGTTCACCGTGATTGTGGTGGCGGTAGAGGAAATGCCGCCGTTCAATGTGGTATTCGGGGCCGCAGTCTGGCCATCTAGCCGCTGCACCCACACCTGAATAGGCCGCGCTTGTTGGAGCTTGTTAGGCAGAGTAGCGTAGGTGGAGACACTGATCCGAGTGATGGTCAGGTCGGCCTGATTGGAGACGTTGTTGGCTTGCGTGCGGATAACGTGCTCAATCAAGTCCACGGTGTCGTTGGGCAGGGCGTAGGTATTCTGGCCCGGAACCAAGTCAATGACCCCAGTCTCAATCGTCCACATGTTGATGCCACGGTTGGCCCACTCAGCAAACATGATGTTGAGACTACGGCGTGCAGTACGCAGGTCATAGCCCGTGCGCAGCTCACCTCCAGCGCGTTCAAACGCCTCCTCGACGAGTTCGGTCAAGTCAAGGTTAAATGCTGTGGAGCCGGAGGTATATGCCATTATCTAAACCCTGCCGTTTTCTTTGCGATGTTCTTTGGTTGCGCTACAAACTGCTTGCCTTTTGCCTTGCCAGCTCGTTTGGCCTTGGTTGTTGCTGCGTATTCTGCTGGCGACAAAGACTTGATGGCAGCTTCTGGCAAATACCGCTCGCCCGTTTTGGACGAAGGCTTCCCCGACTTGGTACGCCATTTCTGGTCGCCCCAATTTTTGAGGGAAGTCTGCGGCGCTTTCATGCTTCAAACCCTTTGTACCCACTCGCATTTTGCTCAAGATAATCCGCAGCCGCACGCAACGCTTGAATATTGTCTTTAGCATGACCAATCATATTGTTGCACGGGTTGCACAAAATACCGCGAACTTTTCCGCTTGTATGGCAATGATCGACATCAAGTTTTTTGTCAATTTCATTCTCGGTTATGCCGCATATCATGCAAGCATACCCCTCATCTAACCGCATTTGCTCCCATTGCTCATACGTCAACCCGTATCGCAACTGCAATTTTTCCGCTTTACGGTTGCGTGGAGTGGTGGGGCTTTCGCGTTTGTACTCTTGATGACAAGGTTTGCAGCGGGCACTTGAATAGTGTTTATCTGACCACTTGTCAAAAAACTTGTAAAAGTCTTCCAATGGTTTTTCAGAATTACACTTCAAGCAAATTTTAGTCACGGTAAGAGCCTCCAGCCGCCTTGTACTTCTTGGCAACAAGCTGCGCTTTACGAGCTGACCACTGACCCGCGCCAGTGCCGTGGGTGGCTGCTGCTTTGACCTGAGACACAATCCGCTTACGCAGGCTGGGCTTGGTGTAGTTACCGGCGGCGTTCACCTTTCCACCGTCCGCATACTCGGTGAAATCAGTGTTGTCCCGGCGTGCCTTACGTTTGGCTCCGGGCATTTTGGAGGGGTTCATGGCCCCCATGCCACGGGAGGCCATCATTTTGTCATGCCCCCACCGCACATAATCATAGTGCCGCGAGTTTTACCCCGTTGAGCAATACCGTCAGCACGGGCAGAAGCGGAACCGCCTTTGGCCATTTTTTTGACAGACTTAACAGGCTTGCCGTCAACACGGATGTCGCTACCGGGCTGCTCTGGCATACCGGGTTCGCCCTTTTTGAACTTGCGACCAGCGGATGCGTCATCGGGTTCTTTGGGGGCTTCTTTGGTTTTTTCCAAATCGTCGTACATGGTTTACCTCAATACATTTTGCAGTTGGTTTTACCGCGAGAGGCAATCCCGTCGGCGCGTTTGGAAGCGGAAGAAACCTTAGAGGTCATGCCCCCAGAAGCCATCTTTTTGACTTTGCCGCCTTTTTTCATGCCCGAAGCTTCTTTGGCTTCGCGTGAACGGCGTTCTGCGGGGGTTTCAAAGTTCTTTATGTAGTCAGCCACACTTGAACCAGCAGCTTTGACTTTATCCATCGCCGCTTGGCGGTTTGCTGCGGCTTGCTCAGAAGTAGGAACGCGACCAGACCCGGTGCTTGCTGGGGCCGCAGCGGGCTTTGCAACAGGGGCAGGGGCGCTGGAGTTGCGGCCTTCATTGCCGTAGTTGGGGTTTGAACCCATAGCGGCACGAGTACCCCGAGACATGCCAGCTTCGGCATCACGGGCACTTGGAGTGCTGACGCTAGGGGGGTTCACAGTTCCGCGACCCGCGCCCGCGCTTGAAGCAGCGCGAGTGCCGCGACTCATGCCAGCTTCCAAATCAGCGCGAGAAGAATCGCCACGGGAGGCGGTCTTGGCGGTAGTAGGAGTACGTGGAGGCGTGGCTTTTTTAGGCATTTCCTTTTCAGGCATGACAACGTCGGCCTCAGTAATTGGTTTACTGTCGCCGTCGGACTTTTTCATGCTGCGTTTGATGGTGTCTTCAGGGGACTCCAAACGAGTCTCAGTGGACTCTGGACGCGCTGCACGGGTGGAGCTTGAATCCTCGCCCTTGTCTTTACCCTTGGACGCCATGTACGCCGCGCCCGCAAGAGCGGCGAGCCCAGCTAACCTGCCTAAATCTTTCTTCGCCATGACCGGCTCCTTAAATCAGCACTTACCGCCTTTTTTCATGCCTTTGTTACCGGGCATGACAACCATTTTGCCTTTGGTTTTGCCTTTGGTAGCAACACCGTCACGGCTGGGGGCTGCTGTTTTAACTGCGCCCATTTTGCTGGCGGCCATGCCACCGTTTGCCATTTTCTTTGTCTTCATTTCAGCTTCCTCGTGTTTAACCATTGTTGCAGGTGCGCCCTTCTTTTTCATGAAAGACACTTCTTTTTTAACCATTGCTTTTGACTCAGCCATCTCGCCTCCTTTTGCGAACAATTCGTTCTTACCTTGATTGGTTTTGGGCTTGTTAATAGCTTGTGCATCAGCACGGCTACCCGAACCTTTGCCAAACTTCATACCCTTGCTGGCTTCGCTGAAGTCCTTGCCAACGGCTTTAGGTACTCCAACTTTCTTTGCAAACGCTGGGTTATGAGCCACAGCATCCATGAATTTCTTTTGTTTAGCGCTTGTTGCTGGCATCATTTCCCCGCTTGAAGGAGTCGGTCAATTTTTTCTTCAAGCTTGTTGAAGCGTTGGTCAATGTGGTCAGTAACTCTTGCCACTTCTGCTTTAGTTGCTGTATCACGGGCAATCTCCTCGCGTGTGATGTTTAAGAGCCGCTCGATCCGTTTGACATCCTCAAATCTCTCACGGATGAAAAACCACACCGCGCCCATAACAAGCGACAGGCCCGCAGACCAGATGGTGTTGATGTCCATTTCAGCACTTCCACCTAGCCAAAGATGCGGCCTTGCGTGTGGGCTTACCCTTCTCGTCCTTCATGGGGCCGGGCATACCTGACATACGTGCGCAGAACGATTTCTTACGGGGGCCACCCTCGGGCTGTGGAGCCTTCAGGTTACTGCCCGTTGCCTTGTTGTACTTGGCACGGCCTTTGGCGGTTAAACCCGCCCCCTTGGAGACAGGTAGCTTTTCACCGCGTCCAACTGCGAGGGAGGGGTTTTTCTTAGCCATAAAACACCGTAATGGTTGCGCTGCTTAACGTGGCATGAACATCAGTATTGAATTTGATACCCTCACCGGGAACCAAAATATGCTGGGAACCCGCCGCCGCAGGAGCAGTAAAGGAGAACCTTGTAGTGCCGCTTGCGCCGCCGTCTTTGAGGACAACAGTACCGCCAGAAGCGTAGCTAACCGTTACCGCTTTTACACGGGTTGTGTCAGCATACGCCGTGTTTGTCGAGGTTACTTGCGTAGCCTTAACGTCATATTGCATGGCCATGATGACCTCCTAATTAGACGTTTTGCTGGCCAACCAGAGGATCAGTCACGAAGTAGGTGATGATGCCGGTCACAGTGCCTGTGCCTGAAGTGTTGTCAGTCACAGTAACGTAGGACAGCTCAGTCAGGGCCGCGCCAGTCACAACAGAACCGATGTCGGTTGTACCAACAGCAACGGTCAAGCCAGAGGCAATATAGTTGTTGTCAGCAGTGCCGGAGGTGTAGCCGGTAGCACCCAAATCAAAAGTGCCAGAGCCCGTCTCAGCGGTGATGCTGACTGACAGCACGACTGCGCCAGAGGGCAGGATCAGAGAAGGAGCGCCAGAAGCGGAAGAAACTTTGACTTGTGTGCCAGCAGTGGCAGGAGAAGCGTCAGCAATGTAGAACTGAGCGGCCATAACGCCGGAGCCACA